TAGAATCGCTGGCGGCTTTTAAGTTAAGTTCGCCAGCGGTTTTTCGTTTGGCCATTAATGATCACTTGAGTTTACTTGTACATACGTTGTTTTTCTTTGTTTAGATGTCTTGGCATTGAAGTCAGCTCCGCCGGTAATAACCATATTTCTTGATGGCTCCCATTGGCTATAACCTCTTTCCCAATGCTCATTAGGAATGGCATTTTCTTTAGATGCCTTTTCCTTTTCTTTTTTATTATGCATTTAGCACTCCCATTTTCTTAATGCTAAGGCTTTGCGAGTAGGTTTTCCTTTTTCATCTTTCATAGGTCCCTTTACTGCACTCATCCTAGCGCAAAAGCTTTTTCTTCTAGAAGCAGCCTTTGGGCTTTTTTTAGCCTCTTTTGCATTAACCGGCTTTTTAAGATTTGATCCTTCGGTTCTTTTAAAAAAATTTCTTCCTGATTGATTTAATCCTCCTTCAGGATTTTGATATTTTTTAAGAACCACTTACAAACCTCTAGTATTTCATTTGTTTCTTTTTAACAAAGTTAGCAAGCTCTTTAGTACTCTTTTCTAGATCTCTTGGATTACCAAACTCTGTAGCATACTTAAGATTAGAAACAGCATTTAAATCGCCTTCGTTTCTTTCAAAATGTTCCTGTGGCATTCGAGCTGATCTCATTCCACCTTTAGATTCTTTTTTCATAGTGTCCCTCCCTGGGATATTGTTTGTTGATTTGTAACTAAGTTAGCTTCCTTGATCGCTTGAGCTAATTCAAAATTCTTCCTCAAGTTTTCTAAGTCCATGTCCTCAAGCCCAATCATCATTTGCAACATTTCTAAATCAGATTTCATTCTGTTGTGTTGGGATTCTGAGTTTAATTCATTTACTCTAGCTAGCTTCTCTTTTTCACTCGCTAGATCGCTTCGTGATTTAGCCACTTTAACCATCACGTCTGCTTGTTTTATGGCTTCTTCAGATTTCATTTGGGATTGTTGTTGTTGCTGCTGTGCTTGGGCTTGCTCTTGCATATCTTCCATTACTTCCCGTTTATTAGTAATAAATGCAGCAGATAAAATGGATTTATCTGGAATTGGCATTCCAATTTGTTTAAAGTGCAAGAGCTGTTGAAGTTCCATTTGTCTTTGTGTAGTGGAGTAATTAGCTTCTTCAACGGCAATGCTATATTTTAGTGAATAAGAAGAGAAGAATCTTGGGTCGGGATCTCTTCCCAAAATCGATCTTACTTTTCCTTTAGAGAAATTCTTACGAATCGCCTGCAATCTTATTTTTCCAAATAATCTTTGACTGTAGTCAAGCTTATCGAAAATAGTTTGAAGAGTAACTAGACCAGCCCCTTGTCTAAGCATTGAAAGGATTCCGCTTTGATCATCTGTTGCTGCACCTAGCAGTTCTTCGTTGACTCCGCTAATTTTAGTTATATCTTCAGCGAGACCTCTCGATAATTCTAACATTGATTGTGGAATGCTGGGGGCTTCTATTCTTTGCAATTCGTTAGGTAAATGTCCAGCCTTCAATGGAATTAAGAATCCTTGACCGGATTGTCTAAAGGCTTTTGGATCAACTACTGCATCGATTGGGTAAATCCATCCTGAGTTTACCTGAGATTGAAGTATGTCCATCTCTATGACTTTACGCATATTATATAGATACTGCGCATCACGCATGTTTCGGACTACTCCAGATAGTCTCCAGGCATAAGATTGAATATCTGGTTCGTGATAGCATAGGACGGGCACGAAGGGGTAATCGTCTATATTAAGAAGATTTGGACCATGATATACTACTTCGCCACCAATACAAATTACTAGCTTAACTGTAGGAACTTGTTTCTTAGTCACAACAAGCCATGGTTGTTCTTGAAGAGTTCTTTCTAATAGATCCTCAGGATCTCCTTCTTCAGGTTCCCACTCCGTAGCTTCTCCAGTTTTGGGATCTAAAACAATAGTTGCTTCTCTAGTCGATCTATAATGATATTCATCGTAAGTAAATAGACCACTAGTATTAAGATTTAAAAGCTCAGCTTGCAATGGGAAACGACCATCTTTAACTCCATTGCTCTTCATTTTATCAATTTGTTCTGCTTTACCGGGCAAAAGAGATTTAGCTTGTGTTTTGTTTACCCACCTTCTACGCCAAATGAAGGCACAGTCTGTTAAGTCTTGTTTTCTAAAATAAGGATCGATTAGAAAGTTTTGATAGGAAACCTGATCAGTAAATAAATCTCCTGAAATAGGATCCATTGTATAATCAGGATAAAGATGAAGCAAACTCATACCAGTAGTAACGGCGCCTTCAAATGCCTGGGACTGATATTCTTGATATCCATCTCGATTTTCTGTCCATTTAATTACTGTATTATAATCATCGGCCAAGGAATCATCATTATGTAATGGCATTGCTACCGTAGATTTTCTGTTTTGCCTTTGCCTACCACATATCATATTGGTAGCCCGTTTCACTAAATTAAAAAAGAATCTCCTGGCTTGATACCACTGGTTATCTCCATACAGCATGGAGTAAAGAGTTTGATCACCCACTTTAAATCTTGTATCTATAGAACCCTGAACCCAGAATGCAGCATTAGCAGGATAGGCGCTAGTATAGGACTTATCCATTATACCCTTAATGCCTCGATCATCTGTTTCAGAGCCAAGAGTCGGGTTTCTGCCGCCTAACGAATAATCGCCTTGATCATATGAACCCAAAAGACTACCTCACAAAGAAATAACCTTTATACCATCATTGTGGAAAGTTTGTCGATAAAATAGTTTATATCATTGTGGGAGTGTTTAAAGGAATTATTGCAGAAAATTAAATATTTAATTAAATTATATAAACTTTTTTAACAATAGGATTTTTATGAAAAAAAATTTAATTTCTGTACATGACGGGGATTTAAGAATTAGCTCATTCGATTTATCTCAACAAACTAATGTTCCTCATAGGAGCATAAAAATTCTTTTAAAAAAATACAACTCTCACTTTTTAGAAATTGGAAATATTGTACTTAAATACAATAATTCAAATTCTGAGAAATCTACCAAAAGAGGGCCAAAAGCACAGGAAGTTTTTCTCAATGAAACTCAATCTATCTTCTTAATGACACTTCTAAAAAATAACATGCAGATTGCTAAATTCAAACTTTGGTTAAGCAAGGAATTCATGAAACAAAGACTCATGATAGCCACTCTTGCAATGAATAAGCGTAATTCAGAATGGTTATCTAAAAGAAGAGAAGGAATTCTCGAAAGAAAAGAGGAAACTGATGTCATTAAACAATTTATTGCATATGCACAATCTCAAGGAAGCAAAAGCGCAGAGAAATATTATATAGCTTTTACCAAAATGGAGAATAAATCTTTATTTCATATTGATTTTCTAGAGACAAAATTCCCTAATATTCGAGAAGTAGTGAATGCATATTGCCTGGATAATTTAAAAATGGCAGATCGAGTTATTGCTAATACCATTAAAGAAGGAATGGGAAAGAATCTTCCTTATAAAGATGTATATCAACTATGTAAAGAAAGAGTAGAGATGTATGCAAGAGCAGTTGGGAAAGTCCCTATTGTAAAAGCGATAGAGGAATGTGATTAATACTTTTTAGTAAATGTATATTTCAAAGGAATTTATGAAGATTCAGAATTTCGAATTATTCTTGTGTACAAAAATAATTTATCTCCCCAATTTTCTACAGTAGTAAGCCCTTTTTCTATTAAAATTAAGTTTCTACCGGCTAAAAAAAAGAGATTTTTGATACACTCTCGCATTCTATGAAAAACCCTAAAAAAAGGATAATTTATGCAAGAGAATCAAAAATCTCCAGAAACCATTCTGCCAATTTCTAGCAATCAATTCAAGGCCTTAGGATCAAAAGGCGGTCTAGCTAGAAAAAACAATCTAACTCCTGAGCAAAGATCTGCTATCTCTAAGAAAGCTGGATCTGCCAAAGGTAAAAAAGGACTTCAAAAAGCTACACATGAAGGGTTTTTAACTTTTGGTGAAACATCAGTGGATTGTTATGTTTTAAATAATGGAACAAGAGTTATTTCCAGTGTATCTATCCGAAATGCACTAGGATTAAGTAATCCTAGTTCTCGAGAGAGAAAAAAAGCCAAAGAGGGCAACTTACCAACTTTTTTGGCTTCCGATAGTTTAAAGCCTTATGTATCAAGTATTTTAGAGAAGAGGGGAGCCTCTATTTACTTTATATCAAAAAAAGGTCAAAAGACAGAAGGAATTGATGCAAAAATTCTTCCTGATATTTGTGAGGCATATCTTAAGGCTAGAGATGATAAAAATCTTCCTCCTCAACAACTAAAAACAGCAATGGCAGCTGAAATCATCATAAGAAGTTTAGCAAAAATAGGAATAATTGCTCTTGTGGATGAAAGCACAGGATTCCAGGAAGAAAGAGCAAGAGATGAACTTCAAGTACTTCTTAAAAAATTTATCAATGATGATTTATTGAAATGGACGCAGAAATTTCCTCATTCATTCTTTAGAGAAACGTATAGAATTTTAGGATGGAACTATAGACCAGGACAATGCCATGGACCTAGTTATTTAGGAAAATTTATTAACAAATATGTCTATGACGCCATTTCTCCGGAAGTTCATTCTGCTCTAAAAGATCTAAATCCTGTATTAGAAACGGGAAAACGAATAGCCTGCTTTCACCAATTTTTAACAGAAAATATAGGATTGCCCGCTTTAGATAAACACATCACCTCGGTAATCACTCTTTTAAAAATATCGAAAACAAAAGAAGAATTTGAGGAAAACTTTAAAAAATTGTTCCCTGAAAAATCATCTGAACAAATAGATTTTTTTGATTAATATTGTTTGGACTAAAAATCCATAACTCCTTGATTTTCTAGGTGTGCCACTGGTGACAAAGTGGCATTTTTTTTATATATATCCACCCACTGAATTCCCCATGTCTCCCCATAGAGATTCATTGTCCCCATACACTTGACGCCTTAATTGCTCTATTGTTAGGTCATTGGCAATATCTTCTATGATTCCCGTAGGAAATGTTGATGCCACTAGATACTTCAAGCTGTCTGCTAGGTGATCGAACTTCTTTAGGGGTTTGTCTATGCCTTGATCAGCTGCCTTCTGATCCCATACATAGGACTGTATACATTCGATTAGAGTCGTGCATCCTTTGTGAATTACAAGATTTTTGTGCGCTATGAACTTACCTACCAATCTTATTCCAGGAAGCACATCATTCTTAGCATCTAGAACAGGTAAGTTTCTTTGCCTTAGCTCTGTTTTTAGAGAAGCTGCTGCGGGATCTATATAGATAGCCCGTACATCCCTATACTTAATCCATGCTTGTATGTCATCGGCTAGCTGAGCATCTGTTTTAGAACGACCTGCTTTTGCACTATCATAATAGTATTCTTCTTCGATTCGTATTTGAGGCCATGACCGAGGAGATATGGCAGCTAGCACTCCTGCTGTTGCATTGCTGGTTCCATAGTCCAAACCGATAGCATAGAAATTAGGAGGAGGGAAAGGCTGAGTATACAGATTAGTTTCGTCAAATCCGTCCCAGATTAACCCTGATGCGAGTACCCACTCTCCCAGAATAAGTCTTTGATACCAGTGTCCTGTACCATATTCTTTCTTGAGATTTTCTTTGTACTTCTCATCTAGAGAGGGATTATCATCCAGCACAAAATGCCACGAGATAAGATCAAGTTCATCTGCTCTATCTATGTACTGTTTCTTTAGCCAATGCGCCGGCGATTCTGGGTTACAAGTTGCTAAAAGCTGAGCGCCTTTCAGACTTAGACGAGAGAGCAGCATCTTCCAAAAGGGCTCAGGAATACATGTCGCTTCATCCACGTAAGCATAAGCCAAGGTCGATCCTTGAATACGACGGACGGCAGATTCATCATGTGCACCGACAAAGTATATATTTCTTCCATAGAGTTTATCTTGAGTGGTTTTTAGACCTGGAACCGGAAAGCCTAATTGCGAATAGAGATGTAGCAAAACATTTCGTTGAATAGAATCTCTGTTAACCCCAATGATCATTACATCGCCGGGTATTCCCGAACGAAGGAGGGTAATTAACTTGAATATACTTGCATAAGTCTTACCAGAGCGTACTGCCCCAACCCATACATTAAGTCTCTTATTCGCTTCCGCTATGCTTTTGATCTGCTTTGGACTGAAGCTCATGAATAGCTTTTTGTTGCTCGGCTATGATTTTTAGAAGAGATTCTTTCTCGGATATGTGGTTATCATTAGGAGGTAAATTGATTTGAAGAGCTTTTTCCATTTCAAATTTCTTTTCGTATTCGTAATCGATCTTTTCCTTGATGAGTTCGAACTCTGCTTCTCTTATTTGTTTGCTATAAAGACCCAGAAATCTAGAACCGTAAGCAGTAGGTAAGTTCTTATTTTTCATGGTTCTTTTCAGCATCCAATCCCTTGCTTGATCATAATATTGGTGAAAGTATTCTTTTGAACAAATCTTATCATGCCAATCGGTTCTAGCTATTCCTTCCTTCTCAGAATAGAATTCACTTAGGTGAACTACATCGCAATTAGGATCTGCATCGCAATCTTTCATCCATTGAAGAAGTCTTTCTCCGATGGCAATAACATCTTCTTGAGTGAACTGTTTAGGAGGTCTTCCCATCCTTGAGAATTTTAATGTATCGTATTTACGCATATACTTTATCTTATCATATCAAGATTAATTTTCAATGATATTATTACTTGTCTAAAAAAATCAGATCGATATTTTTTTCTTTAAAAATTGTTGACAGTATATTTAATTATGTATATAACCCATCTTTTCTTTTTTCTTGTTTTTTCTTTTGGAAAAACCCTTTTTTAGCATGTAGAAATATACAGAAGGTCACTTTTATTTGTTGACTTGATCCCTAACAAACAACGGAAGTAATTTAACAAAATTGTTAGGTCGACTAGGTAAAGTATTAAACTCCCACCATTCGCTCCCATCATATTCTCCTCGAGATAACCACCAATCATTTCCACAAATTATAAGAAAAGGATCTACCTCTTCGCTTCCAAAGCCAGAACAATAACTTTGATTGGCATGTTCTTCAAATCTTTTCCAAGTGGTATATTGATCTTGAGATCCTACCCATACCACATCGTTAGGAGTTTTTCCGTATTCTTTTAAAATATCTAAAGTTTCTTGAAGTAGGTTTATCACGAAAATATACTCTTACAATAGGAAGTTTTTTATTTAGTTTATTTATTTCGGTATAAATGCTATCATTATAGCAGAAAGGCAATAAAAAAAACAATTAAATAGGACAAAAGTATGAAAAATATATTTCTTTCTCCATTTATTCAAGCTACTCTATGTGGAATGGTATTGATTTGGTTTGCTTCTAAGCATCCCATAAAAATAGAACATTCTTATAATTCCACAAAGTATTCTGCTATGCATGTATGCCATGAACACACTCTTCCATATAATGCGCATATAGAAGTGAGTCATTCGGGTAGGATAGGAAATTGACTAATTTAGATGTTAGAAAAACAAAGAACCCCAGGCGCTCCATCCCTGGGGTCTCTTGTAGGTACTTTTTATCTTTTCAGGTGTACGATTTTTCCGTACATTTCTTTTTGATATCTTTCTTCAAATTCTTGCATATCTGGAAATAGTGAATTCATATCATCATACATTTTGTCTGTACAGTGATTGGGATCAAACCACTCGTCTCTTTGAGTTGCGTAGCTGATGTATAATAGTTCTTTAGTTAAATCTTTTTTATCTGCATTGTCCATATAAACCTTTTTTTAATCACAATAGTTATCTAAAACATATCTAATTCTATCTTCTTCCGAAGCAATAGTATGACCAGTCATCTCCCTAAAATCCCTATCAGATACATCTAAAATTTTTGCTAATTCTCTAAGTTCATCTATGTAAGCATTGATCGTTCTATCATCTCTATTGCACATATAATCAAAAATCATGAACAAAGAATCTTGTTGTTTATCATTAAGTTCCATTTAATCTACTCCAAAGTAAAGATAGGTTCATCAATTTGTTTACAGATAAAATCTAGGTGCATTTCTAGATTTTCGACAGAAGATCGAATCTGTCTAAGTTCTTCCATTTGAGAATTTGCCCACAAGAACACGAATACTAGCATAATGACATAAGATATAAAATAAGCAGATAATTGAATAAATTTCATATAGCACCTTTTTCCAATATAATATAACTTTTAGATATTTTTTAGCAATGATTTTATTTCTTGAGTAATATAAAAATAATTCGATATGATAACTTTTTAACTATACATGGAGATGACATGTCTGAAGAAAAAAAAGGCGACGTACTTACGGAAGAACAAATCAATGAACAAGCACAAAAGGTTTTTGATTCTATGATAAAAAGCTTACCTGAAGAAGGAGCGCATCCTGCTTCATTGATAAAAGCTTGTTTATCCATTATAGCTCAAGTTCTATCTAGTCAATTTACTAAAGAAAGTTTACCAAATTCGATGGGGTATATCGTTCACTCTCTTTTAGCATCTGTAGGAGCTAATGAGCAGACAAAGAATTGAAGATCTAGGCAGATTAATGGTTATGCTGGATTATTTGCTGGAGCATGATCTTTTTGATAAACTTTTCCCTAGTAACGAAAGACCTAAAGACTTTATAGAATTTAAATGGGATGTATTAAAAAAAGATCCCGAAAAAGCAGAGGAGTTTTTAGAAGATATTGTCTATGCCGTACATTCTGTTAGGGAAAAACTTTATGAATGTTTAGAAGTAGCTAAAGGGTGGGACACTCTAAATGATCCTATATAACTTTATGATTATTTGTGAAAAATGTGGTTCTTTGGTACATAGCTCTGAAGTTTACAGTAATTTTTATCATTGTCTTATATGCAATCGCACTTACGATGTGGTAAAAGAATAGGAGAATAGATATGAATTCTTACTATATAGAATGGGGGCCGTTTCTTTTTTTTGTAACTCTTCTAATGTTAGCAATGGCTAGTGTTTTTGGGCATGTAGATCTAATTGAGCCAAGTCTTTGGACTTACAATGCTGAATTGCTATGGGAAAAATACAAAGAACCAGAATTACCTGATTATCCTGAAAAATCACCTGAGGAATCTAAAGAAGAAAGTACTTGCGAATGGTGGGATGGAGAAACGGAATTTTTTGCCTCTTTGTCTTCAGATAAAACTTTTTTAATGAAAGTTTCTAAAAGATTTTGAATAGATGTGTTATTTTGGCACACATATATCTTAAGATCTTTAAGGATTCTTTCTTCTAGTCTTATGTTTGTCAGTTTCTTCATGCTTGCATGATACCATGGAAGAATGTTGTTGTCTAACATTCGTTCTTAATTGATCTATAATGGTGCTATGCTTGACTATTTCTTTCCAAATTTTTTTAATATGTGGAAACATAACTAGAAATCCAAATCGAAGTTGTTGGGCATTCCCCATAAAACTTTGATGCGGTTATTTTGCAGATTTGTGCATCATCTACATAAGCTATTCCATTTAACAAATCTAAATAAAATTTAATAAAGTTATCTAGGTCTGGACGTTTGATGTGTGGAGTGCCTAGTAGTTCTCTTTTTTTCTTTTTAGAAAAACTTTTTGGAATTTCTATTGTAAAAGTGCAGTTCATTGATAACGGTCCTTCAAGAATTCTTACTTCTTGGTCTTTTAATAATTGAAGGCAATTCTCTTTAACTTTTGTTTGCAAATCATAGGTGCCACGAAAAGAAAATCTCGGCCTCATTTTCTGAATTGGAGAACCTGGGAAATATAGAAATAAACTATCTTCCATTAAAAAGGAATCTCTGCATCATCATATCTGGGCTGCTCGAAAACTGGTTCTGTTCTACTGACAGAATTCTGAGGTTGAAACTCGGGATTGAATTTGATTATATCGATAATCATTTTGTCTAAAGCCTCTTTCCTTTCTTTAGACCAAATCACCTGAGGAAAGTATTTCTTCTCGCCATCTTTAACAACTTCCTTTTGAGGGTAAGCTATCCATGCACGATTGTCTTTGCTAAACATAGAGCATCCCTTAAGAGTAAGTCCTATTTTTGGCAGCTCTACATCAAATGAGCATTTCAGAAACCCTTTGTTAATGTGAGATAAATTTAAAATTTTTACGGTCATAGATTAATTCCTTGTTAAAGGATATCATGATATCATTCCTCTATTTTTTCAACGGTATAGTTTGGGGGGTTTGTTTGTCCTTACCCCCTTTTTCATTTCACTCTATATCAAGAAGTGCTCAAGAATGGGTCTAAAATTTAATACAATCGATTATATTTGGAAAGATTTGGAATCATGCCAAGAGCAAATCAATCATCCTATGCTTTTCATGATATTGCATAGTCGCATTATGGCGTTTTACTAGATTCCAACAGACAGTAAACAGATATGCTAGACTATCTTTTGCTTTCGCGGCCTCTTTACATCCTACGCAACTTCGAAATGCTCGATGTCGTATCTCCTCAGGAAAGATATAAAGTCCAATTGTTCTAGTGATTCCCCACTTTTTCACTGCTATTTTCATATCTTTATCTAATAAGTGTTCTTTATTCTTTATATTTATATCCAATAGAGAGACGCCGGTGAGACATTTCTTGGGAACGTCCTTTTTTCGGGCCTTCAGGTATCTCAAAGTATCTCTCATTTCCTTATCTTCTAAGACTTTTCCCCACCTATAAATACAGGTTTCATTGTGACGATATGTCTTTGTAATAAGCCCAAGTTTGCAAAATTCTTTCACCATTCTATTTACATGACGACGAGAAGCTCCACTTAATTCTGAAAGCTTGCCTCCTTGAGAAGGCTCGTATACACCATATTTTTCCATTCCGTGAATCATTACTTGCAAAAGTTTAAATGATTTTTTACATAACCCTAGAGAAAACTCTATAAGTTTATCTTTATTATCTAAAATAATATCTGTATATTGAGGATAATTAACGACTTGTGATATCATGATATCATTGTTACTCCATAGCAATATTAAATCTTAAGAACTGCTCTAACGGTTCATAAGAAAAAGTTAGAGGTAACTTATGTTACCTCTTATTTTATTTCCTTAATATGACTTAAGTCAGTAAAATGAATAAAACCTATTGTATTTGCTGCGTCACTTGGATTTATTTTTGTAAAAATACTAATAAGAGGAATGTTACCTAATTTCTCAATAGGTGTACTTAATTTTTTTCTAAAATATATTACTTGTGATTTTGAGATTTGAAATTTTTTCATTAGTTTACTAACGCTGGCTTCCAAAACATTATTACCATTAGCCATCCTCTTTAAATCTAAATAAAAACATATGGTAGATGTACTTAAATCTAAATCTAAGATTACAGGATTAAAAAAAATTGCATTTTCTGGATCTTTATGTGAGATTTGTTTATCTTTAGACATATAGTACTCCATTAAGTTTTGGTTATTGGGGTGCTGGCCAACAGGAGCTGATACTCATGTTGCCACTTTATGGCCTGGGATTTATCCTGGGCCAAATTTTTTATATGAATAAATGATTTTGCTCCTATTAAATATTTATTTTCCAGAACAAAACGAAAAAATGCTTGAGATTGAGTCCTCTACGAAGAAAATTTATTTCGTGATTGGATATAAATTCCAGATACTTTTAAGTTATTGAAATAAATCGTCTGAATGAGATAGGATGATATCAAACGATGTTTTTTATATTGTTTTGTCCTAGGGAGGTGAAATTCCTCCCGCTTTCCCTAAAAAAGATAAAATACTTGTCAATGAATCCTCCACAAATATTCTTTGCCCTTCCTTTTCCCATATAAAACCTATGGAATTAAGCATCTCAGGCATGTGTTTATTTACTATGACATAGCGATTCCCTCTTAAGGTTTTCACTCTATGAGCTTCAGCGCTCTCAAAAGATTTCATATTGCCATAGCAAATAATTTTATCCACAGTTACAATGTCATCGGAAACTATCTTCATTTTTACTCCATAGACCCCTTGCCGGGGGTCTTTTCTTTTATTTGTTTTTCGTTTTTTGTTTATCTATTTTTTCATTGATTAAATCTAAAATAGCGCCATGAGCTTTGCTATTGAATTTAAGATCATTAAATCTAGATTCTATCTCAGTATACCTAACCGATTGTGCATTCATAAACTTGTCTAATACCTTTTCTAATATTTGAATCTTGGAAATAAAGTGCCAAATCATTCCCATCATGCAAAGATTCGCTATTAGTACTAAAAATAGTAATACAATCATTTCTTATCCCCTGTATGTTTTTCAATAAACCATTCAAACTTATCCCTCATCCAAGTAGACAAAGGAGCACATTTAGCCAGTATTCGGTTAAAATGTACCGGACTGACGCCTATATTTTGCGCGAGCTCTTTTTGACTCCATCTTTTTTCATGAGCTATGCTAGTTAATTTTTTATATAATTCTATATCATTCATCTTAAACCTTGTAAAATTGTTGACTAAAATTAACTAGATGATACATTATATTGATTTACTATACAAATCAAAAGGACAATTACATATGGAAAAATCTGATTCAATTGTAAACATCATCAAAGCTCTTTCGGATGCTCAATCAGAATTTGCAGAGCTAAAAAAGAACAAGTATAACTCTCATTTAAAGTATTATTATGCTGATCTGGACTCAATGAAAAATTCTACGATGCCTTCATTAAAGAAACATGGGCTTACACTGAATTTCTTTCCTGAGACATGTGATGGCATCAACTATATGAAAGCGTGTCTCATGCATACCTCGGGAGAATATATTTTTACAAGGTATGCTGTTTTACCAGAGAAGCAAGGAATGCAAGGGACTGGAAGTGCATTTACTTACCTAAAAAGATATATGTGGGGATCTATCTTTAGTCTTTACGACGACGAAAATGATGATGCAGTAGAAGAAACTATCAACTCTAATTCTGTAGAAAAAGAAATCTCACCTAAAGAGAATCTTTCTCAAAATCAATTAAACTTCTTAGCAGGTCTTTTGAATCAAAGAGGAATTACAATCGAAGAAGTGTATGCAAAATATAATATGCAATCTCTTGGAGAAATTAATTCTTCTAATTGGCTTAATTTCATTCAATCTATTAAAAAAGATTTTCCTAAAGCATGAGTCTTTTAAAGAGAAAAAAGGCTGTGACTTACGAAATAGAGCTCTATTACTATAATGGTGATAGAGTCTCTGTATACTGGAGTGGTGAGTTAAAATTACTAATGAAAGAGATAGATCACCATCAGCAAAATAAAACTCTTTGGATTCTGGGTTATGAAGGAAAAACATTTATTGTTAATTGGAAATTCGTAGCCTTTGCAAGTATAGAAGAGAAAGACAAATTTAGTAGGGAGATACTTTAAAAATGAAAATAATTGATATCGTTCAAAATACTCCCTCTTGGATTAACTGGAGAAGGGGAGGAATAGGAGGTAGTGATATCGCTGCCATAATGGGAATTTCTCCTTTTAAGAGTGCCAAAGAGGTATTTGAAGATAAATTGGGCTTGCGAGTCAATTATATCTCACCGGCTATGCAAAGAGGTCATCAATATGAAAAACAAGCTCTAAGACATGTATTGGAAGAACAAATTGAAGAATGCTTATCCATATGCTGTCAGAGAGAAGATTATTCTTTTATGAGAGCTTCTCTAGACGGATATATTCCTAGATTGAATAGAATTATAGAAATAAAGGTTCCCTTACCTCATAACTTCGAATCTTTTAGGAATGGTATTCCTGAGCATTATCAAATGCAGGTACAATGGCAACTATTTGTTTCTGGAAGTAACGAGTGTTGGTTTGTGGTTTATTCTCCAGAAAATAAAGAGTATATATGTCATGTTTTTTGCAGAGATTCAAAAATGATAGAAAAATTAAAAGAAGCAGCCATTGAATTTTGGAGACATGTTCAAGAAGGCATATACCCTGAATCTAATATACTTCAACTTGATGACTATGAAGCTTTCTTGTTAGCTAACAAATATATTGAGGTGGATTCTCAGATAAAAATTCTGAGCAAGTTAAAAGAGGAATACAAAAACAAAATCATTGATCTTGGAGATGATGGAGACTTTCGCGTGGGAAGACTAACTTTTTCTAGAACACAATCTAGATCGTCATATGATATTGAAGCCATGAAGAAAGATGGTATTGATATAGAAAAATACAAAAAGACAAGTGATGGAATTGGGTTTTATACAGTGAGGATTGAAAAATGAATAAATTTTTAAGTATATTGTGCGTAACTTTATCAACTGGATTGTTTTCTATGGAAGAAGACCCATTACAAAAATGGGTAAAAGAAAAGATATCAGAAAATGAATATGCTAAGTGTAGCGCATTTCAAAAGAATGAGATTGACGTGTACTACTATTTTGGCAAGCAAAATGCTTATGAAGAAATTTTACAAAAATTACTAGAGTTAAAAGATAAATAATCCCTTCTATGATAATTTGTGCTTAGGAGGTGAGCTATGCCTTACGTCAATACAGGAGACAATACTCTAAGAATTAGAGATTCTTGTAATTGTTGTTGGAAAAGATCCAAACCATTAGAAGATGATGACCCCGTTTATATTACTAGAAGAGGAAATGTAGAAAGATTAGATACTACAAAAACCTCACAAGATATTGCTGGAAGTCGTTCGGTTCAAAACGTAGAAGAAATAGTCCGAAAAGCAGCAGAGAATCGGAGATTGGATACACTTGAATACATAGAAAGATTTAGAGAGATGACTAATCTTAGATATGATGGGGGACAAATAGATCCCCTAACTCTTCAAAAGATTCGCCACATCAATACTAAAATCCGAGAGCTTTTTGGAGCAAATTCCCCATGACTGAATCCATATCTTCTAGACGGAGAGAAGATTGGCATAAAGTTTGGGATAGAGAAGACAGAAAAGAATATTGGATAAAATTATTCACCGATAAAGTAAGAATCCAAGAAACCTATTCCGTTCTTCAAGATGGTTCGGTCGGAGATTTCATTAATCGAATATATCTTATTGAACCGTATGAATCACCTTTGCAAAGATCAGGATATCATACAAGAAGTGAAAGACAATTGGCATTAGATATTGTATTATTTTTAATCAAAGAAGGTTATTTTAGCGAATTAGAAGCCCGATCAACCATAGAGAGATTGTAGATATGATACTAATAATTCCCGCAATAATAGTCGGATTTTCTTTTCTGATGATTTATATCGGATATGTAGGATTAAAAGATCCTACCACTACAGAAAGCATTACAGATAACCACAAAATTAAAGACACCAACGATACCTAGAATAATTCCTATCTGTTGAGTAAATGTTAAGGAATTCCACTTATCAACAAGTTTATTCCAATATCTTTTCATTTTATCCAATAAATTCTGTGATAATTACTATTCCGTCTGCTCCATTCCCTCCTGCGGAACCCGCTTGTCCAGCTGGTTGATCTATATTACCTGCTGATATACCTCCGCTTCCTCCTCCTCCAAATGAGTTAGCATTTTGTCCTGCTATTGATTGAGAGGATAGAGCAGCATTGCACCTAGCGCCTCCCCCAAAAAATGTACTGCCTCCATATCCTCCATAGGCATTACTATAATTATTGGTTTTATCCCAGTTACCCCAACCATTTCCTCCTGGTTGTCCTACTGTATTTAAATCTCCATTTGATCCTGTTCCTCCCGCTCCTCCAATTGTAACGGGTGCACTGGTAGCATCACTCCCACTTCCTCCAGCTCCTCCGGTAGCTGTTAAGGTAGAACCACTAGTTATAGTCACTGTAGTAGTTCCTCCTGTTCCTCCAGTATTATTTCCTGCAGAAGCTCCGGTACCAGCAGCTCCCACTGTAACAGTTTCTGTAGCACCTAGAGTAGCTCTTGCATACGTCTTTCTTGCATAACCTCCAGCTCCTCCACCAGCACCCGCAGACATTTGAGAAGAAGTGACTGTTGAAGATCCACCACCCCCTCCTCCTCCTCCAATTACTTCAATTGTACAATATTTCATTCCAGATGTAGGAGTATAAGTAGCAGTTCCTGGAGTTGTAAATACTTGAGTTACAATGCTGGTAAATCCCCCAGTTGGATTTGTTTGCCATGAGGGTAATGCAGATGCACCATTGGAAGTTAGAACTTGATTAGCGCTACCTACTCCAGAAACATTTTGAAATGCTCCAGTAGCAGTAGTTCCTGCAGTTAAAACTGAATAAGGAGTAAAAGTAGTATTTGCCGTTCCCCCATAGCCAACAGGCAGAGTAGATCCTGTAAAGGCGGTTCCTGAGAAGCTTACAGCTCCAGGGGTACTTACATTGATTGCATTACAAGGAGTTGACATGTTTGATTTACCTTTTACGTTACAGCCCAGGTTCCTTGAGAAGCTCCCAATGAAAACCATGTGCTAGTTGATGATCTATAAACTAATTCTATGGAATCTCCTTGTGCTTCATTAACACAAGTTCCAGCTGAAGAGGAAATAGCTGATCCATTTCTTATAAATTGTCCGGTATTAGCTTGTATAGTGAATTGGCTAGCAGTATCTACAATGAAGGTTATATAACTTCCCTCTACAGGACTAGCAGGTAACGTTGCTATAACTGAACCAGCTGTTATAAAATATCCATTAGAAACAGAGGCATTAAAAGAGACTGCTTGATCACTCCAGGTTAATCCAGATCCCGCTGCATTGATGGTAATGCTTCCTGCTCCATTAGTTATACTTATTCCTGTTCCAGCTGTTAAGGTGGATAAGACTGGATCTGCCCCTGTAGATCCAATAGGTAACTGTCCATTAGTTGCTACTCCAAGATTTGTAATAGTCGCTGTACCTGCGCCAACCAATAAAGAGTGATTTGTCAATCCGGTTAATTGAGGAGTTAAACTATTTGTCCCTCCTACTACTGTAATGGATCCGGTTCCTTGCAAAGTAATGGAACCATCCGAAGCAGGCACTACAGGGGAAGTTCCTGAATTAGGAATAAAGCTATCTACCGCTTGTCCTCCTCCTGCAAGAGTTACAAAACCATTGGAATCTACCGAGAATTGGGCTGAACTAAAATGTGAAACTCCATTTGCCCCAAGAGTAGATGTGGCTTGTGCTGATGTTCTTTGAATTTCTATAGTAACTGTATTGGCAGCTAAGGAATCTGTTCTAATCACATTAGACGTAGTCCCAGCAGCTACTTGACCTCCCGTAAGGGAAATTACGCCACTTCCATTTGGAACAACGGGATTTGTTCCTGGAGCTGTAAATGTATCTACGCCTAAATCCGTTACGCTTCCTGGCGGAGGAGTGACGTTTCTATCTTTATAAAACTGACTCATCTAATCTCCTACCGGTAACCGATGATATACAAATTACCTGTTCCTGCTGAACCCTTACCATAAATAATTTGCCCTTTCCTACCAGTTTTTGTACCAGATCCATAAGAGGAATTGTCTGCATGATTGGTTTGGAGATCAATAATCAAGGTAGCCTGATCTGGATAGAAGTCATGATCTGTTACCCCATCATAACTGATAGTTATTCCTACAGTCGAATCATTATAAATCTTTAGAATTTTTATGTTATCAGCGAATCCTGTAGTATTCAAAGCAGCATAAGATCCCGTTAATGAGGCTGTATTATAAACAGCCATAGGAATACATTGAAAGTAATCGTATTCTGTGCTCATTTTTTCTTCCTTAATTTAGAAAGCGTTTGTGCTAAAGTTGCTTGTTTTCTAAGCTTTGGGCTTTTGGAATGTTCTGCTTCTTTAATCTTACTTTTAGGAATTTTCTTTCCTTCAGGAATTCCTAAAGACTTATGAAGTTTTCCTTTACTTTTTGGGCCAAGGGCCTTTTGTATCCAATTGTCTGCCATTATTTTTCCTCAAGTAAGATTAGATTACCTTTCCTTCTTTTCCCACTTTTCCCCAGTTTTATATCCTTTTCTCTTGGCTTCAGATATTCCAATAGCGACTGCTTGTCTAAGATTTTTTACTTTAGGACCTTTCTTAGACCCACTATGAAGTTTTCCCTCTTCAAACTCTCGGATTACTTTGTGTATCTTTTTATTGGCCTTATCGGAATATTTTAAATCGGATTCAGGCTTTGTATGATTCCTTACCGGTTTATAAGGTCCAATATCTTCCTTTTTTACCTTAAGGCCTTTTTTAAGAATCATTACTTACCTTTTGCCATTTTACATTTTTTATGAGCTTCTTTCATGTGCATCATGGCGTGTTTCATGTGCTCATAATGATCCATAGTTTTGACGCCTGCAAATTTACCTTTATTAGCTTTTTTTTCCATCCCTTCAGACTCATGCGATCTAGATTTCAAACTTTGCTTATGCGAACCCTTATGTCTTTCTCCAAGAGATTCATGAAGACGGTCCTTATATCCTTGTTTTTTCATGCGGAACCCTTATTTACATTTTTTTAACTTCATTTTTTTGTATTTTTTTATCATTGGATCACGAACTCTTTCATCGTAATTGGCAAGTTTCTCTTCGCTTTTAACTGCTTTTTTTACAAGACTAGAAGCTTTTTTAAGAGGCTTTCCAATCTCCTTACGCATCTTCTTGTCCATAGAGAAACCCTTAAGCGTTAATTATCCACCAATTAAAAGTACTAGTTTCGTTTCCAGTGCTTGTCAATGTAAAACCAGTTCCATCTTGTGCTGTAATAGATACCTCACCTGGGGTTCCACCTGTAGTGGCTCTAGAATAGAAAACTAATGCTGTTGCACTACATGCTGTTGTTGCTACGGTTACTGCACCGGGAGTTCCACTCATCGCAGATGATGTCCCTACTGAAGCATTGGCTCCAGTGGCAATCACTAACTTGTTTCCAGCTGTACCTAGGGATACATTACCATTAGTTGCCGTAATATTTCCTAGTGTAGCGGTAAGTGTAGTAGTGGCTGTTAAAGAACCAGTAACGGCTGTATTGCCTGTAGCGTTACCGATATTAACTGCACCTGTTCCACCTGTGCCAATTGTTGTTACTCCTGCACCAGTTGTATTTATACCAACTGTACCAGTAATAGATGTAGTACCTGTTGTTACAGTAAATCCATTTCCAGCTGTCAAAGAGGTAGTCGATGCAATAGATCCAGGAGCAATGAATGTTGATGGAACCGAAAAAGTAAGAGTGTTAGTTCCACCTGTAGTGGTAATCTGGTTAGCTGTTCCTGCCATTGTAACTGCACCCGCACTAGTAGGAACAACGGGATTTGTTCCTGCATCCGGAACAAAAGAATCTATTGCTACTCCTGCACCTGTTAATCCAATAGTAATTGTATTGGTACCAGGAGTTAAAGTAATTCCTGTACCGGCTGCTAATGTAAAATTCCCACCTACAGTAGGAGAAATGCTATTGATCGTTAAGATACCTGCTGCAGAACCACCCCCTAAGGCTACCCACTGTGGGCTTCCTGAAGAATATGCATTTAATTGCCAGCTTGATCCTGCGACAGTATTTAGAGCATACGTTCCAATATTATATCTATCATTGGAATCCGGATCTCGGTTAAGTGAAAGTAGCTGAGGAATTACACAGTTATCTTGTAAATTTTGATAAGAAATGGGGCTTGGTAAGCTTGTAGAAGACATATTTTATCCTTCGTAATTAACGTGATGAATTAACTTCGTTACGATGGCGGATCGTCTTTATCAGCCTACAATAGGATGGTGAATCCTTCTTACACTAAACCCAACTTTACCAACTCAAATATTTCATTGCAATATCAAATGTTTTAAAAGTTTGTTCACAACTTAGACTACATTGTTTATTTCAAAAGTTATCAACATCTGGAAACATTTTTAAACAAGTTACTGACAATTTATTGACAGAATTTTTTAATTGCAACATTAAATATTTCAATACTGGTAAAGGTTTTCTATAAACAAAACTTAATTTTTAAACTTTCCCACAGTGTATGAAGAAGAAGAAGAAGAATATAAATATATATATTATTAATATTATTTGGTGGAAGTTGTTTACAACTTTAACCCACCCTTTGATATGAAAAGCCTCCAGCTTTTAATAATGCATTGACCGATGCTCCAAGACTAGGAGTTATACCCCGATTCCAAGCATGATATTTGTTTTTTCCAGAGGTTTTAGGCCCAACAGCTCCTCGGCTAATCACATCAAACAAATAATCGGGAACATCTGCATAAGAATATACTGGTCCTTCGGCTTGGGGATATGGTCCATGAAATTGAACAAATAATCTTTTAGTCTTCGGATCATATTTAAAAGCATTTACATTAGAGCTGGGATATCCTCCAGGAACTAATTCAGATTGTGTAGGAACTTCTTTCGGGATTTCCTGAGATCTTAATTCCTGAATCCTTTCTGCAGCATATTCTATGACTCTTGCCAATTGAATCTTCAATTCTTCAGATAATGGAGTTCCTCTTTGAACTAATGCTTTTATTAGCTCACGAATAGCATTCTTGATCTCCTCTACTCTCTTTTCATTCATTTTACATGCTCAATATCTTTTCTAAAGCGGCAATTATTGCTTGATCCCCAGAAACTGTTTGGGGATTAGTAGATTGTGTAGCAGAACTCGTTGGTGCATTTTGAGATTGATTAGGCGCGATCTGATTTCCAAAAAGATTCATTGCAAAATCAAAGAAGTTTTTTCCTGTTGCCCTCTCCACTTTCTTAACTTCTGAACTAAGGGGATGACCTTCTTGTTTCAAAAGAGCTAATACTTGTTCTAATGGTCTATTGCTTTCCAGTTGAGTGGCTAAAGCTTCAGCAAGAGGCATAGAGTATTCAGCTAAAACATCAAAGGGAGACTTTGATTGTTGTCCCATTGATTCATTTTTACCAGACAGCCCTCCTAAAATATCAGATGCTCCCATTGCAGCAGATCCTATTCCAGCTAATTTTGTTCCTAGTCCAACACCCTGTCGAATTGCATTATAGGGAGATCTTTCATGTTCCATTCGTGCTTTAGAAGCTCTTTCATCAGGTCTAAGAGATTCCTCCCTTTGTAGTCTAGACATCTCATCTTTTGCACCGGATGTCTCGTATTGGTCTTTTAAGTAATCCATCGCCTCACCAATTCCGTATCCCCAGGCTGTCGCAGTATCAAAGTATTTTCTAAGGTTAGCATTTGATTTGCTAAGTCCCTTAACAGCTAAACCTACAGGAATAGCTTTATTAAAAAAAGGTTTCAAATTCATGGCTGTACCAATGCTCCCATATTCAATCTTTCAAATAATAAAATGTCGGATAAGTAAGGAAAGAAGCTCGTAGTTTCTTTAGCCTCTTCACGCTGTTCATTAGTTAAAGAAATATTACCTTGTTCATATTCCTGATAAATTCTGTTCTTTACCTGTTGGGGATCATATCCTTTTTTCCTCATAAACATAGCGATTGAATTTATGCTATCTCCAGGCTTTATATTTTTCCCTACTTCTTCTACTATCTTTGCATAGGACTTAGGATTTTCAGCTCTGTATCTTGCATTTTTCGAAATACCATCTAATTTTTGCTCAAGTTGTTTATTTTTACTTATTGGATAAGTAAGTGTTGAAGCAGCTTCCGGACTTAAACCGTTATAAGCAATTAAATCATTTCTCATAAGATTAAGCGCGTCTGAATCTTCATAAACTTTTCTTACATCATTTATAGATCTTTTTAAATCTGCGGTTGAATCTCCTAAGCCTCTCCCTATTGTCTTCAATTTTTGATTGGCTTTTGCATATTCAAGACCTTTACGGGAGAACTCATCGGCTACCTTTTGAAATGATTCTCCTTTATCTAAAACTCTTTCTTCCATTTGCTCTAGATATTTTCGTTGAATTTCTCCGGGAACTTGATCTAACGATCCTAATTTATTCTTCTGCAATAAATCCGATAGGGATTTATCGAATCTATCTTTTAATTTTGTTTGCAAATTTTCAATAGATTGATCTTGTGCAAGACGTCGGGATTCTTCTTTTTGAGCTTGCTCTCTTGCTGCTTCTACTGTTCTATATAGATTGGGCTGAGAGATAAATAGTTCCTCTGCTCTTTGATTAATTTGTTCTTGAGTAGAAGGTCTTAGATAATCTTCTTGTAATCTTCGGGGAATTGGGGTCATGTCCGATTCAGATTTTTGAATAGAAACTTGATCTAATGGTTTTCTTATATCCCTTTTTTGAAATTCTTGTTTTTGGAGTTGCTGCTGAAGCAAAGGAACTACATTTGATGCTATTTCTGGAGTCATTCCTGGAAGAGAATATAATCTAGAAACTTGTTCAAATGGTGTTAAGTCTTTTTGTTGCCCAAGTTCTCTTAATCCTTTGGAGAGTCTAGATCGTTCTACTTCTTTAGGAAGTTGTTCAGATAGACCTTTTCCTAGTCCTTTTCCTATTCTTCCAAAAACATTTCCTTGTTGTTCTAATACCTGGATACTCATCTTTGATCTCCATACAATTTTTTACGGTTGCTAAGCCAATTTTTTGCTATTCCTCCAATTCCACCTGCAATAGCTCCTGGAATTCCTCCAGCGGCAAATCCTGTTGCTGCTCCGGTAGCTGCATTACTTAAATATCCACTCCAATCTATATCAGCAGCTTGTTGTGCTAACGATTTACCTGCACCTTCGGCAAAACTATCTAAAAATCCTCCTTGCCCTGGGTAGTATACATTCTGCGCATAGTTCTGTAATCCTTGCTGACCGATATTTGATAACCCTTGAGCTCCTTGCATTCTTAATTGCGCTCTTAATGAACCTAATCGTTCTGCTAAGTCAGTTCCTTGTGCTGTCGCAGCGTTTCTAAATGAACTACTACCTATACCTCCATACCCTGAAAATTGTTCCGATAATTCCGGAATGATCTGTTCTCTATACCTTCTAAGCTCAGGAGCAATCATTTGATTGTATGTTTGCGAATCGTCTGATAATAAATCTCTATAGTAATCAGCCGCAGTACCAAAAGCTCCACCAGCCCCTTTATTTATTCCTGCATTTACCAGCTGGTTATAAAGAGGTTGTTGATTTGGCTGAAGCATAGAGATTTGCTCATGTCTAGCTGGTGTTCCAGTAAAAAAGCTCATATTTTTTCTCCTTATAATTGCTGCACGTATTCGATAAAAACCCAGCATCTAGTATATGCTGAATAATCGCTTGCAGTAGTTACTACCACATTAGTGTTTGTTAAACTTAAAATTATATCTCCTGCTGCAATTGAGTAATATTGAAGGGAAAATGAAGTTAATCCAATTGGATCAGTAGCAGCTAACCAGAGATTTATTAATGAAAATCTGTTATCATACGCAATTCCATGAGCTATACTTTTAGTCGTAGCATTTGGAAGTGCTCCAAAAACAATAACCTTCCTTAGTATATCTCTATATTGATCTGGACTTTGCTGAGGAGTTGCATTTGCTCCAGGAATAAACTGCCCTCCTGTTAAAAGCTCTTGATCTAAAAATGAAGCTATTTCTCGTACATTTATTGCCGTAGATATTCTTTTTAATGCTTCTACAAAAAACGGACGAGCATTTTCCCAATCTTCCGGGATCACATCATATAATGGGACATAGGTTTGGAGAAGCTCTCCATCTAGAGGATTAATGCTCATGATACCCTTAAAAATTGTAAAGTCCAGTAAATATTATTTACTGTAGACCCTGTATTATTTAATATAGAAAGTTGTGTGCCAGCGGAAGTTAAGAGAAGTCCTATACTTGAAAATGTTTTTATTCCAATGGATGCACCGTCATAAGTAACTATTCCAAAATTATTAAGCGCTGCATTTGCGCTATCGGTAGTTGCTACAGTAACTAAACAAATAGCTTGGGTTAAACCAGTGAAATTAAATAAATTTGTAGATCCTGAACTTGCAAGGGTTATAGGAGTAAGTGATTGCAAAGTGGTTAATGGGGTTGGAACTAATGAATTATTCCCAATTGAAAATTGCAAAACTCCAGCATTTGCACTAGGTTGATATCCATATAAAACAGCTTGAGCCCCTGATGGAGTAGGGAGAGGGGAAGAAGTTAAAGTAGTTACTTTCTTGTGCAATCCATTATTTGAGGCTGCTGAAAAAGCAAAGTGATCTACTCCAAAATAATCATCTGCCGCATTCGTATTATCTTTAAGTATAGGAGCACTTACTGATAAATCATCAGTTGCAACTGGTTCATTTCTTGTATATGCCATGTTCAGTCTCCTTAAGATATTGTGTTAAGCTGTTTTCCTGCTTTTCTAAAATAAAATGTTTGCATTGATAATTCAACGTATTCTTCACATTCTTCTCCTATCATTTGTACATCGGAAAATGTCCACTCGCAAGCTATAAATGATCCTCTGACATTGCAATACACTCTTTGAATATTTTTTACACTAGATAATCCTTGTGATTGATATGTAGGTATAATTCTATTAAAGAAAGTATCTTCACTTAGGGGCTTCTGATTAACCGGATTAGTCTCATTGTAATTCACATACACATTTAAGCTAAATTGACCGTTATTTGTAAGATTTGTCAGTACATCAATGTATCCTAACTGTATTTGTTGTCCTTCTTGCAAATAGTTGAATCTTTTACTTCTAATTACAAAATTATCTCTAACCTTTATTTGCCCACCTCCGGGATATGTCCCGGTAGCGTGAGTTTTAGGAACAAAAACTTCCTCATTAGAATCATATATATATAGTCCCAATGTATTGGCATCAATTCTTTCGACTTGATAATTCGTATCATTTAAATCAACAAAGCTTGTTCCGCTTGGAATATCTATGATTCTTATAAAGTCATTAGATTGTAAATTGTGATTTATTACTGTAATTTCAGTAGCTGCAGTAAGGCTTCCAGTAATTCCAGATATTGAAAGAGATTCATCATTGATAGTTCTTTTATCTAAAATTAAAGTGTATCCTTGTTGATTTCCTCCGATGATGTCCGGAATAAAAGCAGGAGCACCATTCCACGATTGATTATAGTTATTCCATGTTGAATTGGCGTTGTTCCATGTAGTAGAAGTTGTAGGTTGATACGTTCCTAGACAGGTAAAGGAATCTCTAAATATTGCCCAAGAATCATTTTCGTAGTTATAAATTAATCTTCTATTCGGAAAAGTTGGATTGCTCGCTTGATCCGGATACATCCAATAAGCAAGTTTATTAACAAAATCCCGTATACCATAGACTCTCTCTAGGCCATTGTTAAGATTATTAAATTGATAAACTAAATCTACTATCTTTATATCAATTCTGGTGCTCTTAAAACTATCACATTCTACAATTCCTTTGTCTCCAATTCCAACTAAAGAAGTGTCAAATTGAACTGCTGAAAATGTGCTTTCTGCTCCTAGTTCTACATTAACCTTTTCCAATTGAAATGGATTTACACTTCTTCCCGTCCATCTAAGTTGCCATGTGCTTCTCTCACAGTAAATGACTAGGTTATCTCTAACAAATCCTATTGCTACAATACTTTGCGCCGTAGGAATATCTATATAGCCGCCCTTCCCTCTTATATCATCTCTCCATGCATCCGATGCTAAAGGATTTCCTATTTCAGACCATCTAATTCTTTGGGGATAAGTGATAAAATTACCTAATGTCCCCTCTTGCGTATTGAAAACAACCATTCTATTTCTAAATGTGGCCATCGCTAAAAATTGTCTTAGCACATTTGTCCCATTTACAGTAGGAGCAAAATCATACCATGCAATTGTATCTGTGTATCTAACAGGATCTCCGCCTACGCTGGTATCAAAATTTGTTACCCAAAATATTTTACGATTGTTAAGAGTCCAATAATTCAATGGAAAAAAGAATTGATAATTCGTCCCACTCCATACTGTTCCCGGTATATATTCTTCCCATGCCCCACCAATAAATGTATAGGCATACTTTTGATCAAATCCTAGAGTATTTTCTGCATTAATACTTTCTGTCTCTTGAGTTAAAAGTCCCATCACAGGCAAAGATGGATAATAGCTATAGGTTATTTCCGTAGTAGCAGAAACTCCAGCAGTATGGGTTAAGGTAACAGAGCCTGTAATATAGGAAATGGTACCGCTATTTCCTGGAGTCACACTTGATAAAGTTCCATTTCCATTGTCAGTAAAAGTAATTGTTCCATTAAGAATTATCTCGACACTTCCAGGTCTAATTTGCGCATTGGATTCTAAAGGAGTTGTGGTTGCAGCCGTAAGTAAGGCATCCGAAATCCAAAATCCACCAGATACATATACCCCAAACCCCGAAGCATCTACGCCTATCGTAAAATTAGTAGCATCTACCACTGTGATAGTAAAAACGGTATCATTATATCCCGTTGCTCCTACTATCCCACTTATGATTACTTCATCACCTGTAGTAAGACCATGAGGCGCAGTTGTGGTTACTTGTCCTGGATTTGCTGTATCAGTATTAGCTACATACCCAGAAATACTTAGTAAATTAAAAGTCCACGGAGAGGCACTTGTTGGAAAATATGAAAACTCTTCCAAATCTCTTTGCAATCTTCCATGAAATCTAGCTCCTGACTTCCTACGAATGGTTTCTCGAAAAACATAGGCATTTTCCAAGATAGGATATGCATCATCAGGAAGAATGTGCTGAGGTCTTTGCTGGATTAACCCAGTTTCTGGTGCACGAACATATAAAGGGCTAAAGGTCATATTACGTGTTTCCACCCTTTTCCATCACGAATCCCATAAACTATTCCGGAATTAACTCTAAATTCTCTAGCGATCACTGTAGGCCTTATTCCTTGTTTCAATTTTTCTCGTATCATTCTTACTTTTTCATCGTTTAACTTTGCATTAGGATTTTTTTCTCCTCTAGCTTTTATTAATTTGACATGCTCCATTCTTCCTTTTTTCAAGGCATCTTGCATGTTATCTTTAGCTGTACCCACCCATAAATGTTCTGGATTTACGCATTTTCTATTATCGCATGCATGACACACATACAGTCCTAGAGGAATATCACCCTTAAATATTCTGTAACTTACCCTGTGTGCGTGTTCTCTCTTGTTTGTTTCATATAATGTAGTATATGCATATCCATCAGGATTAAATTTTCCTTTCCATTCCCAACATCCATTTTGGGATTTAACCGTTTCTCCATATATTTTACATTTTGTACAACAATATTCACGTTTCACTCCTTTTCCAACATATTCACAACTACAGTTCTTACAATTTCTTGCGTGATTATTTTTCCAAAATTTACTTCGTCTTTCAGCAATGGTTTTTTTATTTTTTTCTCTCCATTCCTTTCTATATGCTCGATCACAATCTTTGCAATATGCACATGTCTTCCAAAACTCTATTTCTTCTTTTTCTTTTTTACATCTAAAACAACTTTTCATTTCTCACCCATTTATATTTTATTAAAATGGACGATATCATATAATGAACTCTATGAACACTTATTTTTACTTACCACCACCCGCCTTGAGACCACGACTGGTTCCATCCACCTTGAGACATTGTATTAGTGAAAATTGTCGAGTTCCTTTGCCCAATCTCCTCCACACCTTGTCTCTCAAGAACCAAAGCTTCTTGTCTTCTCATTCCTTCTTCCATCATTGCAACAGCTTCATAGTCATTTCTATCTCTCATGATTTCACGAGCTGACCCCCAGGCTATATACTGCCACCACTGATTTAAAATAGGATTGTCTGTTGTCTGCATAAACTGTACCGGTGTAAGGTACGTTTCAACTGTTACTCTATGAACTAACTTAGGAATAGGACGAATTATAAATTCATTATTCCAAAAAAGAAGCGTGTAAGGACGACCTGTTGTGTACTGAGATATCCAGATCGTCATATAAGTTCCTTGAGCAAGGGCTTCTGGCAAATGAAATATAAACTGACCAGTTACGTAGTTCACTGATCCAATATTGGTAGGATTATTTAATCCCGGATTCTGAGTATTTAAATTGTACATCCCAGGTTTCGCAGGATTAGTGTTTTGTGCTGGCACTGACACCTGAGGATTAGGATTTACCAAATATAAAATACCGCTAGTATCCATGGCTCCATTATCCGTAATAGAGAACGAAGAACCGGATTCATAAACTCCTCCTATGGTCACCTCTCCACTAATAAATGGGATTGGATTTACATAAAAATTAAAACTTGTTCTACTTTCCCAGTTGCCGCCCGAAACATAGGCCGTAAATAAACTAGAATTTACGTTAATAGAAAATGTAGTAGCGCTTAAAACCTGTATTTCATAGGTATTTCCATTTAATTGAGTCATTCCTACTACTCCAGTAATAGTAACATAATCTCCATTCACTAATTGAGAAGTAGAAGAAGTGGTAATTACACAAGGATTTGCTTGTGTTGCGCCAGATATATCGCCAGAAACTCCACCTGCTTGTTGAAATTGTGTAGGCCATTTAGGAAATAAATTAAACATTTGCTGTCTATCTTTATAAAATGCTCCCTGTATACCATCAAAATAAACTGGAGCTCTTACTCCCTGATTGAAATTAACATCCAAAGGGTATCGATCTACATACGGTTTGGTAAAGAAGGTGTATACATCCCTCATTTGATCTAATTTGATCGCATAAGGAAAATCTTGCGAATAAAATGTATTAATTTGATTTTGTAGATACGCAGTAGGGAGCGTATATTCATCGGGTGAAGCAGTAAGTCTTCTAATCTTAGCTTCTATGGCTGCATATGTTGAATCTGCGGGAGCTACTGCGCTCATAAAAACCTCTAAAATGATGCAGGAATTAATTCATGTATTATCTCGGCACTTCCATCCTTAGGAAGAGGAATACCTCTAGAATCTAAAAGATCGCTTCTTTTAGGAAGTCTTTTGGCAGGATCATTTACTTCATTAATAAGACCTACAGGAACATCATACACTTCACCAGGAATCATATGCCATGTATCTATAGGATCACCTGGCCATCGACAATAAGGTTTTGTCAATCTTTCATGTTGACCTCTATGATTGATATATCTAGCTTTAACAATCCGAGATTCTTCTTTTCGTAGCTTTTCTGCCTTAGTCTTCATCTCTGGTTTCATATGAGGAAATCCCTCATCTTTTACCGAGTTAGCTACTCTTTTGATAATCCCGTGCTCTTCTCCCGAAGAGTGTCTTAAATTCATCATTGCTGCTGTCATATTTTTCCTTTTTTAATTGCCTACATTTCCATTTAGCGATCTAAATGGGACCGTAGTCACGTTATAAATATTTCTACTTCCTCCTGATGTAAGAGAAGCAGGCTGTGGTTCATATGTAGAAGGAGTTACGAATACATCAAATTGACTACTATCGATATCTACATAAAAATTTAATCCATTGATGGCAACTATACTGCCGGTTTTTTGATCTAACTGTATCATCCCATAGGAAGAAGGTATAAAAAAATGTACTAATTGACCAACTACATATTCATTTTCGGTGCTTACCGTAACTACCATAGGACTACTATTTGTTATATTGGTTATCAATAAAAAATGAGGAACTACAGGAGATGGTGCTAAAAAGGCATTTGCGCCATTGTTAATCATCTACCTAGTTCCTCACTTCAATAAGAGCGGAGAAATAATCCTCCACTCTTAAATTTTTACTATTGATTACCCATATTATTTATTCCTGCTTCCATCTTATATGCTTGCCATACAATCACATCAGAAGCACTTCCAGCCGGAGAGTTAGCTCCTCCTGCAAGATACATATATGGTGTAGCAATTCCAGTGTGGAAAGGCTGCTTATCAAAATTGTATCCTGTATAAGTTTGTGTTGTAGGATCATATTGTGTAGAAGCTCCAGCAGGGGCTACTGTTGCAAACAATCGCGCTGTTGGGCTCAAGGCTGTTACAGGAAAAGCAAATGCTGTAAATGCACTAGAATCAATATCCACAGTAAAGTTATAAGCTGCCACATTTCCGCTCGCCGAAGCTGCATTAATCGCAACAATTGTTCCTGTTAATTGATCCATTTGAGTCATTCCAAATGAACTAGGAACTGTAAATTTAACTTTCATTCCTACTACATAAAAAGCTGATGGATCAACAGAAGTAGATACTACTGCTTGGGATGCTTGTGAAATGTTAGTTACATATAGAAATTCTGGTTCTACTGCTTGATAATTAGAAATACGTCTAGTAAATCCCGCAGTCGCTGCAGCAAGTCCATTACCTGTTACGTTGGCAAGACCCAATAGTGTATATCCAGAACCCGATACTGAAGAAATTTGAAAGACCATACCACCAATGGTTAAATCGCCAGTAGTGCTATAAATTCTCAAGAAATCTCCATTAGAATATGTGTTAGTTTGAGTGACAACTGCTGGATTAGCTGCAGTAATACCTGTAATAGCATTAGCTGCTTGCGCTTCTACATAAGGTGATGTTAATACATATGTAAAACCACCAGATGTAATTGTATCAGCATTCATCGCATTCGATGAGTTTGTCTTAGTCCATGCAAGAGCTCCACCTGCTGGAGTAACTCCATTGAACCACTCAAACATTACTCCCACACCTGGGTTTGGGTTTAATCCAAGTTGAGTGTAATTATATACTTTAAAATAGTCCGCAGAACTTGGTACAAGAATTCTTTTTCCTGCTCCTGTTGATACAAACGAACCTTGATTAATCATTGTAAAGGCCATAATTTATCTCCTTATAGGCTTGCGGTTACGTTAAGTCCAGAGATCCAGTTTTGGTTTGTAATCGCTCTGGCAATCGCAAACTTAGCATAGAGCTGGCTGTTTTGAGCTACAGAAGAAACCACATAAGGAGGACGGTAACCAAGTCGTGCTGAATATGAGTTTTGCTCAACTTTAGCTGCTGCCTCTAGTCCATACATAGGAATTGTATATACAGTTGCTCCAGATAAAGAAGCTCCAGGAATCTTAGCCGCTTTCGAAGACACAAAGAATCTAAATCTAGAAATAGAGCAATATTCTTCAGGTCTTAGACCTTCTTGAGATGGATATGCAGCTTTTAGAATTACTCCGTTTACATTTTGTAAGTCTGGAGTAATATCTGTACTGGCAAGAGCAATAAAGGCATCCCTAGTTGGTGATGTTCCAAACCGTAGTTCTCCTTCAGTTGTTTCAAGCATAGTTCTGGCATCGTTTCCAAGCAAGATTCTCTCAATGTTATTCACATCTGCGCGACTAATATTACTTGGTTGATCACCATTATTACCACCAACAGCGTTAATGTATGAAACTGAAGATGCATAAAGGTCTCTCATTAAGAGATCTTCTTTTTCACGAAGCCACTGACCTAATAAAGCAGTGAATTTTGTGAGAACTTTATCATTTTCGTATAGAGTAACTTGTTCATTGACTACTACAGTTTTTGCATAGATTTCCATTGTAGCATCGATATCTGTACGAACTACAACCTCAGGCGCAGGATCAATACCTGAACCATCTAGCAATCCGCCGTCTGTCGATAATCTTTCATATCTAGACATCCGTGTAGTTTTACCAATATGTGCTTCTGCGTAATGTAAATCCGCTCCAAATGAGTGAATCAAGTTAAACATTGGTGTAGAAAGCAAATCTTCAGAAAATTGAAGAGGTAGCTCCGGTGCCATGTTGTTGATATTTGTTATGCCGGTGCCACCGAAAGATGTTGACATTGACATGTCTAACTCCTTGTAAGTGTAATTGATTTCGTTTCTGCTGTGTGCGACACAAGCTAAAATCAGCTACTCTTGCGAAGGAGTTATACGGCCAGTTAAAACAGGAGGAAACCATATTTCAACTGATCTCAAGTTATCAATTAAAATATTTTTCTACAAGAGGATTTTATTAAAGATTTAACTTTGCTGGAAAGAAATAGAGACTTCTAATATCCTAATAAAACATTCTAACCAAAGGAGTTTTATGTTAGATGATCAGAAATCTCTTCCAGAGATATTACCAATTACTTCCAATCAATTCAAGCATCTTGGTTCAAAAGGTGGATTAGCTCGTAAGAATAATCTAACTCCTGAACAAAGATCAGAGATTGCAAGAAAAGCCGGATCGGCAAAAGGAACAAAAGGTCTTGAAAAAGCAACCCATCAAGGTCAATTGAACTTTGGGGACTCTCGAGTCGACTGCTACGTTTTAAAAAATGGGATTAGAGTTGTATCTATTGCTTCCATTGGAAAGGCTTTGGGGCTAAGTAACCCCAGTGCTAAAACTATAAAAAAAGCATCTGCGATCAAAACCCCATTTTTTTTGTCTTCGGATGCATTAAGCCCTTATCTATCAAAGGTTTTTGAGGGACGACCGGAGATTATAACTTTCATCTCTAAAACTGGAAATAAAACAGAAGGAATTGATGCAAAAATCCTTCCAGATATTTGTGAGGCATATCTTAAAGCTAGGGACGAGGGGAAACTACCACCTCAACAATTAAAAACTGCTATTGCAGCTGAGATAATCATTCGATCACTAGCTCGCATTGGAATTATTGCACTCGTAGATGAAGCAACTTCTTTTCAAGAAGAGAGAGCCAGAGATGAATTACAAATACTTCTAAAAAAATTTATTAATGAAGACCTTTTAAAATGGACTCAAAGATTTCCTCATCAATTTTTTAGAGAAGTTTATAAAATCCATGGTTGGAAATATAAAGAAGGTCAATGTAGGCATCCTAGTTGCTTAGGAAACTTCATTAACAAATATGTCTATGATTCTATTTCTCCCGAAGTAAAAAAGGAATTGGAATTAAAAAATCCTGTTATTGAAGAAACTGGAAGAAGAGAAGTTCGCCACCATCAATATCTAACCCCTGATATAGGAATTCCAGCTTTAGATAGACACTTAATTCAATGCATTGGATTATTAAGAGCGTCTAGATCTAAAGAAGAATTTAACGAACTTTTTAAAAGAGTTTTTGATTCTGAATCATCAACTCCTGATCAATATAACTAATATTTAACAGATTGGGAGGGGAATCCCTCCCAAACTATGCTAGAGGTTTAAATCTATTAAAAATTAGCAACTTTAGCGGAATTAGCAATGGTGACAACCCACTCGTGGGAATTCTTTTTTCTTTTCCTAAAGTTGCTAAAGTAGTTGAAAAGATCATTGATAGGAGTATCTTTGCTAAGCTATTCCTTTAATTCTTGCCTGCATCCTTGCCCAGTTATCTTGCTTCTTCTGCTCGGTTAACATATGAGGAGCCATGTCTCCCGTAGCTGTCATGCCTCCTACGGACATAGATTGAGGCTTAGATAGATTCTTCGTAGCCTTAGCTTGATCTTTGTTAGAATTTGATCCATTGGGAACAAACCTTTTTACTGCTTGGTAAATATTTGCCCATTTATCAAAACTATCAGGCATGTGTTTGAATGCAGCGGCTACTTCAGGATAATGAAATTCTAGGTAGTCTAAATTGTCTTCTGTACATACTGTATTGAAATCTTTGTAATTGCTAGCCAATCGGTTTGGGAGTTCTTGCGCTTCTCTAATTCTTCTTTCTTCAGCTAATTGCTTTTCTCTTTTCTCTAAAGCAGCTTGTACTTTTCTTTCGATGATTTCTTCTTCACTCGGGGAGTCATCTTCTCTTTCATGTTCCCTTGATTGTGCAACAGGTTTATTTAATAAGGCTTCCATTGCTTCTTTTAAAGCTCTAGCTTCTTCTTCTTTTTGTGCTGCTCGTCGTTCCGCTTCTTCTTTTTGTTTTCTCTCTTTAGCCCTTTCTTCTCTAAATCTTTTCCAGTTAATCTGTTGTTGATTTTCCGGAGTATTTTCTGAAGCTTCTTTAACTTCAGATTCTTTGGAAAGGTCTGCAGATGAATTTTGCTCTTGAATTACGGGTGTTTCTTCAGCTATTTTATTATCTTTCTCAACCATAAATGGTGCTCCTATCGATTCGGTTAATAAATTAAATAAAGACGAAGAAATCAAAAAAAATATCGATCACTATCGTCAAACTCTTATGTTTCTTGGTGCTAATATTCCTATTCAAGCTCTTTGTCTTCCTAAATCAGTAGAAAAAATTTTACTCAACTCGGGCTGTCTTCGTGTCTACGATATGATTAACTTGGACCTTACTAAAATCGAAGGGCTCGGTGATCGGAGAATCGACCTCATTACATCCCGCCTTAATGAGTTTTTCACGGTTAGCATTTAGATATTCGGTTTCGGTGGGAAGAATAGAATTCCCTTGTTGATTTCTTACATGCTCAAAAAACTTTCCTTCAAAGAATGCATCGCACCAACCTTTAGTTCTACTCCACTTAGGAGATACATATCCCATTTCAGAAATGGTTGCCATCACCTTGGCATCGGGTAATGACCAAAGGAATTTAAATTTTTGTAAAGGCTTGTTCCATAAAAAGACTGCTTGTTGAGGTCGAGGTTGAGGTAAAAAAGGAAAGGCAGTGTATTTATGCCTTCTAACATGTTTTATCAAAGGATCGCCTGCAATCACTAAAATTAAGCAATACTCTTCTTCATCAAATATTTTATCATGTATTTTAGCACATTCTACTAAGTTTTGCGCTATATCATCCGTCAAAGCATGTGCAACCTCTAATGGATCATATTTAG